GGAATTATCTGCGGTTTCTTCAATGGCGTGGAGTATACAAAAAGCGGAATGCAATTAGTATCTTATCAGCTTGGCACTGATGATTTAACCGATGGAAAAATTGTTAAACTGCCGAGAGAACAGAAGGACGGTGAATCCTGATGTTTGGAAAGCAAAAACTGAAAGCCGAGATAGTCCGCCTTTCCTATCGTGTGGCAGAACTTGAAGAAAGGCTTTGCCAATGCGAGCAGCATGACTGGAAACGCACCGGAGTTGATTACAGCTACGATGGAACAGGCGGCTGCGATGCCATATATAACTACAAGTGCGCCAGATGTGGGAAGAAAATGCGCTCCATTCAGCCTTACTTGGAAAAGGACGGTGGCGGTAATGTCGAATAAACAGTCCGGAATGATTGCCTTTGCCGAACGGTACGCAAAGAACAAAGTGGAAGCCGCACAACTGCTGATGATTCAGTACATGGCTGATACGCTTCAAATGACCCTGCATCAAACAGAGGGATGGGGCTATGATCGGATCATGCGCTTGTGTGCAGCATGGAAAGAAACCCGGCAAGAGTACAGTGCAGCTATTGATCCCAGTAATCCAGAAGCGGACGTGTATCAAGAGCATATGGACAGAGTGCTTGCAGAGATTATCAACGGCAAACAGGAATTGTTCCCATTCAGTCAGAGATACCCGGAGCTGAAAAAAATAAAGTATGGGAAACGGTAAGGGGGAACATCCGATGCGAGGAAAACTGGATGAACAAGATTTTGAACTTATTCTTTCCTACGCTGCACACGATATGAATTTAACACAGACAGGAAAGGTCATGTTCATGCATTACAATTCCATCAGGTACAGGTTTGATGTGGTTCGGCGGAAAACTGGCCTTGATCCGCAAAAGTTTTATGATCTGGTGGAACTGGTAAAAATGGCGAAGTCCGACTTGAATTCGTGCAATGGGGGTGAAACCAATGGAAGCTGAAAAAAGCAATGCTGCAAAGGACTTTCTGAAGCAAGTCAGGCTGTGTGACATCCACATCAAGAACAAGCTGGAAGAAAAGGCACGGTTGCAAGCACTGGCCTTGAAGATCACTTCTTCCCTATCCGCCGAACACGTTTCTGGTTCTGGCAATCAGGACAAGATGGGTGACGCTATCGCAAAGATCATTGATCTGGACAATGAAATTGACAAGTCTGTGGATGAATATGTTGAAAAGAAAAAAGAGGTCATCGCAGTTCTTGAAAAGATTCAGAATCCAGATCAGCTTGATATTCTCTATAAGCGATACATACAGTATGAATCATTTGAACAGATTTCAAGTGAAATGAGTATGTCTTACAGAAACGTATGCAATATTCATGGTAAGGCATTACACACTGTAAATGAACTACTAAAAAATGAAAGTGTGCAGTAAATTTCATAGAATTTCATATTGAATCTGTGATATTGTTATACTGACATAATAAGAAAGCCTGATAGGGTGCTTCCCTATTGGGCTTTTTCTATTGTTTAGCAAATAAATAAGCTATCACATGATGGCTGCGAAAAAGTACGAATAGTGAAAGGCGGTGAATGACTTGGCATTATCAGTCAAACAGGAAAAGTTCTGCCTTGAATATGCCAAGTCAGGAAACCAAAGGCAAGCATATTTGAAAGCAGGATATAAATGCAAGAATGAAGCGTCAGCAGATGCAAGTGCAAGTCAATTATTAAGAAATCCTAAGGTAAAAGAAAGACTTGCTGAATTGGCAGAAGAAATCAAGAACGCTTCCATTGCCGATGTGACAGAAATGCAGCAAGCGTTGACAAATATCATCCGTCAGCAGATGGATGAAGAAGTTATTGTTGTTGAATCTGTTGGCGATTTTATGTCGGAAGCAAGAACAATGAATAAAAAGCCTGCAATCAAAGACGTTATCAGCGCAATCAATACGCTTGGAAAGATGCAGGGCTTATTTGTTGACAAGGTGCAGCAGGAAGTTGATATGGATTTGAACATCACTGTTGATTACGGGGATGATGACGAATGAACATAAGCGTCAAAGCAAATCCATGCTTCAAGGAAGTTGACCGAAGCCGGAAGCGCTATATCGTGATGAAAGGGTCTGCTGGCTCTGGGAAGAGCGTGGACACAGCGCAGAACTACATCCTGCGGCTGATGCGTGACAGGGGCAGGAACCTTGTCTGCATCCGCAAATCCGACATTACAAACCGTGACAGCACCTTTGCTGAACTGACAGGCTCTATTTACCGGATGTTCGGTGACAAGGCTGAACGGTATTGGAGAATCACACAAAGCCCGCTGAAGCTGACCTGCAAAGCCAACGGCAACCAGATCATCTTCCGGGGCATGAACGATGACAAGCAGCGTGAAAAGCTGAAGTCCATCACCTTCCAGAAGGGCAAGCTGACGGATGTATGGTGCGAGGAAGCAACGGAACTGACGCAGGCTGACCTTGAAATCATTGATGACCGTCTGCGTGGTGAACTGCCGGACGGACAATTCTATCAGATCAGATTGACCTTCAATCCGGTGAATAAGAACCACTGGATCAAGAAAGTCTTTTTTGATATTCCAGATGACAATGTGCTGTGTCATCATTCCACCTACCTGATGAACCGCTTCATTGATGATGCGTACAGGGCAAGAATGGAGCGCAGAAAGCTGGTTGATCCTGAAGGCTATCAGATATATGGCCTTGGAGAATGGGGCGAAATTGGCGGTCTGATTCTCCACAACTGGGAAATAAAAGATATATCACAGAAGCCGGAAGACTATGACGATTTTGCAAACGGTCAGGACTTCGGATTCAACCATGCAAACGTCATCCTTCCTGTTGGCATCAAGGATGATGACCTGTATATCACGAAGGAACTGTATGAATTTGAGAAGGACACCAATGAACTGATTCAGCTTGCGGATCGGTTAGGGATCGACCGCAGAAAACAGATGTGGTGTGATTCCGCAGAGCCGGACAGAATCAAGATGTGGCAGAAAGCAGGGTTCCGTGCCTGTGGCGTGGACAAGGGCGGTTCTGCTGGTTCTGTGAAGGCTCAGATTGATTGGCTGAAGCAGCGGAAGATATACGTCCACCCTTCCTGTGTGAATACCATCAAGGAATTGCAGCAGTGGAAATGGAAGAAGGACGAAAGAACCGGGGAATACTTGGATGAACCTGTTCCCTTTCAGGATGACGCAATGGCGGCGCTCCGCTATTCCGTTGAAGGATGGAGAAAGCGTCCGAAAGCAAAGGCAGTCAAAAGGATATGGTAAAGCTATGTGTTCCCATCAGTTCATCAAAATAAACGATGTATCAGTCTGCAAACGATGTGGGCTGACATTTTCTTTTGACGGAAAAGTTATGTTTGACAGACGTTTTGTTAATATCAACAAAACATCAAGGAAGAAACGGGGGAAAAGAAATGCCCAGAAGCGAATATGAGTTGTACCCTGATTTTCAGGCGGAAATTGATGAAATTGACCGGGTGGGAATCAGCGATGCGCTACTGAATAAAATCATCGACAAACACGCCGCAAACAGAATGTACAACTGGAACCTGCACAAGCGGTATGAAGTGCTTGACGGTGAAGTTCCTATCTTCCAGCGGATTCCACGGTTTGACGAAGAAAACCCGGTCAACAACAAAGTCAACAATGATTTCTTCGGTGAAATTGTGGACTTCAAGACGGGCTATTTCGCCGGAAAGCCTGCTGTTTATAGCTATGCTGACACAGTGGAAAGCAAGGAAGACACGGGCGGTGAGGAAGCCAGAGACGAAGCAAGCAAGGCCCTTTCTGATTTCGTGACACGGAACAATATGTATGACGTGGACATGGACATCACGAAGTTTGCCGCCATTTCCGGATATGCCGGACGGATGTTCTACCACGACACAGACGGCAATGAACGCTGTATGGCGCTTCCCTCTTACGAAACCATTGTGCTGTCGGAGACAAGCATCATGGAACCGAAATACGGCATCCGCTACTATAAGACAATCGGCCTTGGCGGTGAAGAGATTTGGAAAGCTGAATTCGATGACGGAAAGACAATCCGATTCTATGAGGGCGGTTCTGGCGGTCTGACCGAGAAGCCGGAAAAGGCCATGCCGAACCTGTTTGGCTTCTGCGCTATTCAGGGTATCCCCAATAACTCTGAAATGCTGGGCGATGTGGAAAAGGTCATGGAACTGATTGATGCCTATGACCGCACCGTGTCCGATGAAAACAACGAAATTGACAGCTTCGCAAATGCTTATATGGCGTTCGAGAACATTGACATGAGCGATGAAGAAATCCGCAGAGGTCAGCGGACAGGCGCTTTCCAGTATTTCAGCAACGGCAATCAGCCGGGAAGCATCCACTTCATCACGAAGGACATCAATGACGCTTTCGTGGAGCATCATCTTGAACGTCTGGAAGAAAACATTTACCGCTTCAGTAAAACGCCGAACATGGCGGATGAAAATTTCAGCCAGAACGCAAGCGGCGTGGCTATGAAGTTCAAGCTGACTGGCCTTGAAGCAAAATGCGGTATGTTCCAAGCGAAGATGATTACAGCTGGCGTGTATATGTTCAAGCTGCTTGCTGGCTGCTGGGCAAAGAAGCGTATCCCATGTGATCCGCTTCAGTGCTATATCACATTCAAGCGGAACTTCCCTGTTGACCTTCAGAACGAAGCACAGGCCGTGTCTTCTATCATCAGTTCCGGTATGCCGAAGCGGATTGCCTTCAGCCAGTATTCCTTCGTGGATGACGTGGAAGAAGTCATGCAGCTGATTGAGGAAGAAAAAGACGATATTCCGAACCTTTACGAAGATACCAAAGAAGATCATGAAGACGATCCTGACAAGGACGAAAAAATGCCTGAAGGCTCTGAGAATGAAGAAGACGTTGAAGAATAACGCTTCTTCACGATTGGAGGTGCGCAATGGCGAGAGATTACCAGTATTACTTTTCACAGCTTCGCCGGATTGAGGATCACAGAGAGCAGCAGGCCGAAAAGGAAATCCGGAAGCTATACAAGAACATCCTGAAGGAAACACAGCAGTTCGTTGCTGAAGAATACTATCAGCTTGCGGATGACGGAAAACTGACCTTTGAAATTCTGCGGTCAAAGAGCATGGATGCACGGTTTCTGCAAGAGGTTGAGGAACGGCTTGGAGATTTGTCCATTGACGTTTCCAGAGAGATCAAGCGGACTGTTGAGGAAATGTACCAGCTATCCTATGACGGGCTTAGAAACGCTGTGGAGAAAGGAAAGGACAGCAAGGAACTGCAAGCCTTCTTCCAAGGCGTTGACACTGCGACAGCGCAAACGGCATGGGCCAGCGTGGACAACACCATCATGGACGTTGCGCTGGAAAAGAACCACAAGAATATCATCTGGGACATCAAGCGTGAGGTTGCAACGGCTCTGACGGTGGGTGATCGGTTTGACACGATGGCTGACCGCATTGCCGGGAAGCTGAACGGCAATTACAAGAAAGCAATCCTGATTGCACGAACCGAAGTCGGACGTGTGCGGGAAGCCGGACACCTTGCTTCCGCAAAGAATCTCAATGATGCGCTGCAAGAAGGTTCGTCCGGTATGCGGATGGTGAAAAAGTGGATGACAATGAAGGACGGCAGCGTTCGTGATACCCATTCCCGCATGAATGGCGTGATCGTGGAAATGGACGATGCGTTTGAACTGCCAAGCGGCGTGAAGACGATGGCTCCGAAGCAGAGCGGCGTTGCAAGTGAGGATTGTAACTGCCGCTGCTATGTCAGCTATCAGCTGATGGACGATGAAGAGTTCTTCAGGGCAACCGGGAAGCATTTCAGCAACGAGTTTAATTTTGGCGGAAAGAGCGCTGGAAATGACAGCGGTTCAAAGGTTGGCGAAGCTGTTCATGTAAAGACCATTGATTTTGAAGATAAAAAGGCAATTCAAAATGAACTTGACAATGCGCAGCGCATTTTTTCCGATTTGAACCACGAAGAAAACTTGACCATCACAAGAGATGGAAAGGTATGGCGTGTCAAGGGAGAATCTGGCATGGTAAATCCGTGGTCAATCAAGGACGCAGGCAGTGATCTTTCCGGCTCATTCTCATATCACAACCATCCTGCAAAAGTAACGAACTATTCATTCAGTTCAGAGGATGTACGTTTCTTCTTTGAAGCTGGTGAAGCATATAGTAAGGCTTCTGATGATGTTTTTGAATATGTCATGCTGAGAACCGGGGAAACTATTGACATTGATCCGATTACGGCTGAAAATAGGTTCAAAGAAATTTACAAGAAAGATGTGCTGTTTATGAGCAGCGAAAATCTGATTGATATTGACACCGATGGCTTCCATGAAACTATGAAACGTCTTAGCAAAGAACTTGGCTTCAAGTATGGAAGGAGAAAGCTGCATGGCAGTAAATAAGAAGCATCCTGATTATCAAGCGTATAAAGCAAAATGGGATAAGTTGAGTGAACGCATGAATCATGAACTTGACCAGTTACCACCGTCACCAACCACAGCGGTTCTTGATGGAGATGGCTTCAGTACAGTTGCGAAGAAATATGCAAAGAAGTTCAAAGAACTTCAGGAAGAATATAAGCATCTTTTCAACGAATAAAGCATCCTGAAAAGGGTGCTTTATTCATGCTCTAATATGTTGAACTGCCGCCTGTAAGGGCGGTTTTTTCATGCAAAAATTTAAGAAAGGATTTGAATAAATGTCTGTTAAAAGTGTAAAAGCTACCATCAACGGGCAGGAATACACGCTGACGCTGAACAGCAGCACGGGCAAGTATGAAGCGACTGTTACGGCTCCCGGCAAGTCTTCCTTTACGAAGTCCGGCGGCTATTATCCTGTATCTGTGACGGCGGAGGATGATGCTGGAAACACCACCACCGTTGATTCGTCCGATGCTACGCTGGGCGAACAGCTGCGGTTGGTTGTCAAAGAGAAGGTTGCGCCTGTCATCGCAATCACATATCCCACTGCAAGCGCTTATATCACCAGCAACAAACCTGTTATCAAATGGAAGGTCACGGACGATGATTCCGGCGTGAATTCCGGCACGATCAGCGTCAAGATTGACGGTGCTGCGTCAATCACAAGCGGGATCACGAAAAATGCTGTCACGGGCGGCTATGAATGTGAGTATACGCCTTCTGCGGCGCTTTCTGACGGTCAGCACACCGTTCTGTTCAACGCAAAGGATAATGACGGCAACGCCGCTGTCCAGAAGAGCGTTACATTCACCGTTGATACCGTTGCACCTACTCTGACGGTTTCCAGTCCGGCGAACAACAGTGTTACCAACACGGCTTCCTGCACGGTTTCCGGTAGAACCAACGATGCAACGTCCAGCCCTGTTACCGTCACTGTGAATGGCAAGTCCGTCACGGTCGGTGCAAATGGCGCATTCAGCACTACCATCACGCTGAACGAGGGTGACAACACCATCACCGTTGTTGCTACGGATGCCGCTGGAAAATCTACCACTGTTGCAAGAACTGTCACGCTGGATACCGGAGCGCCTGAGTTCGTATCCGTCACGATCACGCCTAACCCTGTGGACGCTGGAAATACCTATGTGATTTCCGTGTCCGTTAATGATGACTGATGGTAACAAGAGTATGGGGGAAGGCCGATTCTTTTGAATTGGTCTTCTCCCCTTCCGGTGATTCATGGCGTTCGTGGGAAGCAAAGGTTCCGGCTGATTTGCAAGACGGAAAGTACATCGTTGAACTGTACTGTGAAGACGATGGCGGGAACATGGCGTTCTGGACTGGCATTCTGTACCTGAACAACAGTGCAAACGTCAAGGTTCGCATTGTTGCGGACAAAATCAAAGTGTGGCTTGAAGCGGACATGGAAGCAAAGCTGCAAGATGACTGGAATGTGTGGCTTGAAGAGGAACGGATCAAGCTGAACGTTACCTGCATGGAGTATGTGGGCAGGGGGTGATTGCTATTTTACAGCGTGATTTTATTCTGGGCGAAAAGAAGTACATCAAGTTCAGGGCTACGTCCTGCGACAATCTGCCTGTGGTCATCACCGGAGCAAAGTATGAACTGTATGCGGATGATGTCACATTCGACAAAGGAAGCTGCATCGTGGACGGAAATGAATTTATGGCGCTGATTGAGCCTGCCGCAGTCGGAGATTATACGCTGGAAGTGGAATACACGGTAGCCCCTGAAACACGAAAGGTCAGGGTGGCTATTCATGTCACTTAATCTGAAAGCGGCAGCACTGACACCCAGCACGGTCTATACTGGCGGACAGTTCATCATCAGCATCGAAGTCTATGACGATGCGTTTGAGTTTGACCAGTATCATACCGAATACAACGAACATCAAGGCTTTGCCGACATCAATCAGACGATGGGCGGCAAAATGCAATAGGAATATTCAACTTATGCAATCGAAGAATAACGGTATCAGCGAAAGGAGAACATTCATGAAGTTCACAGAAGCATTCAAGGCTATGAAAAGTGGGGCAAAGGTCAAGCTTCCGTCTTGGGGCGGATATTGGTACTGGAACGATGAAAAGCAGACTATCATGATGCACTGCAAGGATGGGACTGTTCTTGATATCCGTGAAACTCAGGTTGTTGAGTACACAACCATGAACATCTGTTCCGATGAATGGGTAATTGCTAACGAAAACAACTGCCCTCAGCTTGGCGGTGAAGCTACATTTTCTTTCGGTGAAGCAATTAAGTACATCAAGCGTGGAATGAAGGTGAAGCGCAAAGGATGGAACGGAAAGAACCAGCACATTGAACTTGCTACCAGAATCAGCTACATGACCGCAAGCGATGAACTTGTGAACGTTGAGCATGACGCAATCGGGAACAAGGCTATCGCATTTTGCGGTACATCCGGCGTTCAGATGGGCTGGCTGGCTTCTCAGGCTGATATGCTGGCTGATGACTGGGTGTTTGCCGAATAACGAACGGTATTCCAGTGGGCTGCAAGGCTTCTATTCGGCGCTGTGTGCGCCGTGGGGCGGCTTTGCGGAACTCTGAATATAAATCTGTGGGCTATGGCAGAAACGCCGTAGAACTCAATATATGGAGGTTTTATCAATGACAATCGAGGAACTGAAGAAGCTGCTTGACGAAGGCAAGATCACGAAGGAGCAGTTCAAGACCATGGCGCTTGCGATTGACCCGGACTTCAAGGAGGATGATCCCGATCCTGACCCTGATAAGGACAAGGACAAGAAGCCGGACATCGAAAAGCTGATTCAGCAGGCCGTTGACCGGGCAACAAACAAGTTGGGCAACGATAACAAGCGCCTGCGGGAAGAACTGGAAACCATCAAAAAGGAAAAGCTGACTGCTGAAGAACGTGCCGAACTGGAAAAGAAGCAGGAACGGGAACAGTTTGAACAGGAACGTGCTGAATTCCAGAAGGAAAAGAACAAGCTGTACGCTGTCAAAGCAATCAAGGCTGCTGGTCTGGATGATGGAAGTGACAAGGCGCTGGAACTTGTGAATTTCGTTATGGGTTCTGACGAAAAGGAAATTGATTCCCGTGTGAAAGCCTTCGGCGATTTGGTGAAGCAGTTTGTTGCATCGGAAGTCGATAAAACCTTCAAGGATGCTGGACGCACTCCGGGCAAGGGCAGTTCCGGCAGCGATGAAAAGAATCCATACACCAAAGAGCATTTCAACCTGACTGAACAAATGAAGCTGGAAGCCACTGACCCGGAGAAGGCAAAACGGCTTCAGGCGGCGGCGCTTGCCGTCAAATGATGAAAGACACCTGAAAGGGTGTCTATTTTTATGCGAAAATGGAGGTTTTAACAAATGGCTGATTACACTACTTACAGCAATATGCAGATCGTGCCGTCCAAGTTTACGGCATACACTCTGGATCGTACCACTTCCCTGTCCGCTCTGGTTCGCAGCGGCATTGCAACCGCAGATGGTGTTGTGGCACAGCTTATCAACGGCACTCCGCAGGGCGGACGCTTCATCACCATGCCGCATTTCGATGCGCTGGAAGGCGATGACGATGTGTTCTCTGAGAGCGATGCAAGCGTGAGCAAGATTACCACTGGTTCCTGCAACGCTACCCTGCTGATGCGTCAGAAGGCGTGGGGCGCAACCGACCTGTCCCGTGTGCTTGGCGGCTCTGATCCCATGGCGGCTATTGGCAATCTGGTGGCTGACTGGTGGCTGGAAAAGGAGCAGGCAATTTACCTGTCCATCCTGAAGGGCATCCTTGATCCCACCAGCGGTGCGCTGAAGAACCATGTGAACGATATTTCTTCCGGTGAAGGCAATGCCGCCAAGATTTCTGTGGGTGCGGCTCTGGACACCAAGCAGGCCCTTGGCGATCATGCTTCTTCTCTGGGTCTGGTATTCATGCACAGTGCTGTTTACACTGCCCTTCAGAAGAATCAGGACATCGCAACTGAGTATGACGCAACGCTTCAGATTCAGATTCAGACCTATCTGGGTTATCGTGTGGTGGTGGATGACGATATGCCTTATATCGCCTATACCGAAGCACAGTCTTCCGCTTCCGGCGCTATTGCAGTCACTACCGCCAATATCGGTGAGATTCAGCCCCATTGCAAGGCTACTCTGACCGCTGGCACGTCCTATGTGACGAAGGATGCTTCCATCACCTACACCACCTATTTCCTTGGCTCCGGCGCTCTAATCCGTCAGGACGGCACTCCCGCTGGCTTTATCAGCACCGAAACTGACCGTGACAAGCTGGGTGCGAAGGATTACCTGATTAACCGCCGCTGCATGGTGATTCATCCCCGTGGCCTGAGTTGGAATGTGAACGCTACCTATCCCGATGGCATCTACTATCCGACCAACGCCATGCTTGCCGCTCCCGGCAACTGGTCTTTGATTACCAACCACAAGAAGGTTCCCGTTGCCGCTCTGGTTCACAAGATTTGACCATTTTCGTGACATCACGAAAATGATAGAAAGGAGGGCAAGAAATGTCCGCTACATTCTGGAATATGCGGAGACGGGCGGCGGCACAGAAAGCACAGCAGGAACAGGCCGCTGAAAAGCCTGTGGAAGCAACTGAGGAACAGGCCGCTGAAAAGCCTGTGGAAAAGCCGAAGAGGGGCAGGGTGAAGAAGGATGACGTATAACCTGACGGGGCTTCCTGTGAACACCAGTGACAGTGAAACCCTGATGATGGTTGATGCCGCTCTTTCTTGGATCAAGGAGAACACTACCCTTGAAATTGACCCAGAACAGGAATTGCCCTCTAATGTGAAGCTGTTCATTGTCAAGTTCTGCGACATCATGAGCCAGACTTCCGGCGTTGCAAGTGAAAGCCTTGGAGGAATGAGCCAGTCCTTTACCACGGGTGGGACTGGCTTCTTTCTGGCTGATTTGGCATCGCAGTTGTTTGGCTCTGCCTACAAGGGCAGAAACCGCTTTGTGACGGCGAAAAGCAGGTGGAAGTGATGGGCTTCCAAACGAAGACCAAAGTTGACCTGACAAAGCAGATGGAACAGGCAGCAAAGAGCCTTGACGGAATCAGCGTGGAGGTTGGCGTTATCAAGGGAGAACATCAATGGTTGGCTGGTATTCATGAGTATGGATGCACCATCCCTGTTACGCCGAAAATGAGGGCGTACCTGCACAGGATTGGCGTTCACCTGAAGAAGACTACCACACAAATTGTGATCCCGGAACGCTCTTTTCTGCGGACAGGATATGACGTGAACCGGGATGACGCACTGCGGAATGCAGAACGGCTGCTGCCGGACGTTCTGGACGGGAAGCTGTCAGCGGAACAATACTTTGAAACAGTGGGAACGCAGGTGCGGGACTACATCAAAGATTATGCCGTTGAACTGAGCGAACCGCCGAAGAAGGACTGGCCTACCCGTGACCCGGCAAAAACCAATCCGCTTGTCATATCCGGTGATATGATAAACGGCATTGAATATGAGGTGAAAAGATGAAACTGTATAACTTCACACGGCTGATCCGCAAATACAGCGTCACTTTTTGCCTGCACCGGACGCAGGGCGGATATGTTGCCGGAAAATGGGAAGATGGCGGCGAAGCCGTAAAGGAAATGCGTGGCGCTATCGTGCCAATCAGCGAACGTAAGATTTACGATTCTGGCGGCACATACACCACGCAAGACCGGGAACTGTACCTGACAGAGCCGCTGGAAGGCGATCTGAGCGAATATCAGGTGGTGTACAAGGGAAACACCTATGCCGTTGAGGAACAGCGGAATTTTGAGGATTACGCTGATGTGGCGGTATACACGCTGAAGTATATGAGCAAGGCGGTGAGCGAACATGATTAAGCATCGTCAGAATGAAATCGTGATCGTGGAAAAACTGAAAGCTTATCTCAGCACGGATGTCCGTCCCTGTGAGGTGATCCGGCAGAACCAGACGGTGAAAGTTCCCCCCTATCCGTATGTTTCCTACACGGTGACTTCTCCCCTGTCCGCTATGGCTGGAACGTATTCCGAAGCGAAGGACGGAACGCTGTATCGAAACATCATGCAGACATGGAGCTTCACGGCGCAGTCTGACGATCAGGAAGAAGCGATGACCGTTGCCATGAAGATATATGACTTCTTCACGGCAAAGGGGCTGACGGCTCTTGCAGACAACGGCATTGCCGTCCGGCGTGTGCGGGATGTGACCACACGGGACAATCTGCTGTCCATCCAATACGAATATCGAAACGGGCTGGACGTGACGTTCGGCCTTTTGTATGAAATCGCTCCGGACGAACATCCGGAAGTGATTGAATCCAACACATTTAAGGAGGAATAAACTGTGGCAAATGATGTGAAAGTTGTCATTGAACTGAAGAAGGCCGCTCCAAAGGCCGGATTCGGCTACCCGCTGATTTTTGCGGGAAAGCAGCAGGCCGCTGTTGCTTACAAGGAAGTCAGTTCCATTGAGGAAGTCAAGACCGCTGGCTTCGCTGAGACTACGTCTGTCTATAAGGCGGCACAGCTGCTGTTCATGCAGAATGACGCTCCCGCCAAGATTGCCGTATGCGGCAGCACGGACACTGCGGTTGCTGCGCTGCCCGGTATTCTGGGCGAAGGCTGGCGGCAGTTGATCGTTGTGAGCCTTGGCACAGAGGGTGAAAGCAAAGTGGACGCTATTTCCGACTATATTGAAGGCTGCGGCAAGCCTGCCATGTTCTTTACCCATGTGAACCCGGCTGACGATGCAACGGAGATCACCGCCATGGAAGGCAATGACAGAACCGTTGCAATCGCCTATGAATCTTCTGACACCGCCTGCCCTGAAGCGGCTCTGGTTGGCGCTACCGCTGGCTTGGACGTGGGCAGCTTCACCTATAAGAACATCATTCTGAAGGGTGTGACTGCGCAGGAGTACACGGACAGCGAAGTGGAAACCCAGCACGGCAAGGGCGTTATCACCATTCTGAAGAAGGCTGGTTCCATCGTAACTTCCGAGGGAATCACGCTGTCCAAGGAATACGCTGACATTGTGGATTCCAAGGACTATATCATTCAGCAGATCGAGTATCAGTGCCAGTATCTTCTGAACCGTATGCCGAAGCTGCCTTATGACAACCGGGGCATTGCTTCTCTGGAAGGCGTTGTGGTATCCGTGCTGATGGATGCCGCCAACAACGGCATGATTGCTGTCACCGATGATGGCGATTACGATTACAGCGTGGACTTCGGCGGACGCTCCGAATGTGCCGCTTCCGACATTTCCACCCGGCACTATGCGGAAGGCCAGTTTGAATTTGCCCTTGCCGGAGCCATTCACACGGCGAAGATCAAGGGTTCTATCATTGCGTAAGGGAGGAACGTTGAATGTATACCTATAATCCCAAAGATACCACCGTCACCATTGATGGCGTGTTCCTGACTGGCATGGGCGAAGACATGATCGAATTTGAATTCGATGAGGAACGCTTCTCTGCTGCCGTGGGCGCACAGGGCGATGTGGTGGTGAACGAAACCAACAACAAACTTGCTACCATGACCGTGACCATTCAGGCATCTTCTCCCCAGTACAAGATGTGTCTGGATTATGCCAAGAAGGGCACGATCTTCCCCGTATGGGGCGTAAACAAGTCCATCGGTGAGCGATTCGGCGGCACGAAGGCCAGATTCAAGAACCCCGCTTCCCCCAACTACGGTGCGGAGCTGGAAGACCGGGAATTTGAAATTCAGGTGTTTGACGGCTGTCACGAAAGCTGCTGACAAATCAAAAATGGGGGGCGGTTTTTGACCGCTCCCCTTCTCATTACATAGGAGGATGACATCATGGCAAACAAAAAGTTTTACACAGTGGAAAAAGAAATCAACGGCAAGAAATATGTCGCACAGTTCAACGGCATTTCCGCCGCTATTGAAGCGGTTGACAACAGCTATATTGACGGCAGCAGCAACGTCAGCATGACGAAGCTTTCCAAGTACATTCTGGATAACGTCATCGTGGAGCCGAAGGGCTTGACCGCTGATGACTTTGACACCATGGATGAATTCAGCGATGTGATCTCTTGGGCAAGAGAAGTGATGCAGGGAGACTTTCGAGACAAGGCGAACGAAGCAAAGTCTAAATAAACGAATAAGAGAAAACTGGGCGTGTTGGCGCTTGATCCTGTCGGACTGTCATTTTGATTACAACACCGTGTTTTTCCAGATGACACCGCAGCAGATTGAGGAAGCGAACATTGCCCTTGACATTTATCAAGAGGAACTGCAAAAGGCTATGAAAAATAAGTAAGGGGGTGAGCATTTGGCTGAAAGAAACGTCATCCGGCAGGATGTCATTCAAATCAAATGGGATGTGCAGGATTCCCCCCTGAAAAAGCTGACGAAGGAGTCCAACGCTTTCCAGTCTTCTGTCGGTAAGGCCGTTGGCGGGGCGGAAAGCAAGTTCGGCAGTCTTGCAAAAAAGGTGCAGACCACGCAGAAGCAGTTGAACAAGCTGAAGCTGTCTGACAGGCTGCAATCCGACATTGAACGGGCTGACAATGCGCTGAACAAGGTGAAGAACACCGTCCGTGCGGCTGCTGCGCAAATCACAAAAATGCGGTTGCAGGCCACGCTTGCGGTGGGTGCGCTTCAGGCAATGGCAAAGCAGAATTTCCTTGCGCTGAAGAACAGTCTTTCGGCAGTCTGGACAGCAATCAGGAATATTGGTGTTGTACAATAAAAGTTGACATAGAGAACTCAAAGGGCCAATATATAGAAAAGGACAAACAGGAGGCAACGAAAGATGGCTCGGAATCAACGAAAATACAACACGGAATATAAGGTGCAGGCCGTAAAGCTATCGAATGAAATAGGATCCTCGAAAGCAGCGGTCGAATTGGGGATACCGGTAGATACGCTGTACGGATGGGTCAAGGCTGCCAAAGAGGGGCGGTTGGACATCGGAGGCGGAGCACATACGCCGCAGACAGCAATGAGTCTGGCCGAGGAATTGAATACCCTGCGCAAGCAGGTAAAGCAGCAGGAGAAAGAAATACGGCGGCTAAAGGAAGAGAATGAATTTCTAGCAGAAGCCAGCGCTTTTTTCGCCGCCAGCCGTCGGAAGTCAGCAAAGGGCAGCGAATGAAATTCATCGCCCTAAAAACAGAAGACGGCAAGAAGAAAGGAAGAATTGCATTTTGCTGTAAAATGCTGGGTGTAAGCCGGCAAGGATTCTATCGGTATCTGGTAAACAGAAATCGACCGTGGAAATACCAACGACTTGCCGAAATCATGCGGGAAATTTGCAGTGAGGATCAATGCAACGATACATATGGACGTATGCGGATGTATCAGGCTTTACAGATGAAAAAGCCGGATGGCGTAGAGATTCCGGGAGAAAAGACGGTATATCGTATCATGAAAAAGATCGGACTGACTCATCATCCAAAACGCAAGCCCAATGGAATCACAAAGGCTGACCGAGAGGCAATGAAATCAGACGACCTGCTGAAAAGAGACTTTCGTTCCGATGAGCCTCTTAAAAAATGCATTACGGATATTACAGAGATTAAAGCAAAAGATGGAAAGCTCTACACTTCCGTCATATTCGACTGCTTCGATCTGAGTGTTTTGGGTATTGCTATGAGTACAAACATGAAGGCAGAGCTGTGCGTTCAGACATTGGACAACGCAATGGCTTCTTATCCGGCTTTGCACGGTGCAATTATTCATTCTGACCGCGGTGCTCAGTATACAAGCGATCTATACCGCAGAGCAATCACACAGTATGGTATCCGGCAGAGCATGAATAGTGCAGGCGGTCGCTGCCATGACAATGCTCGCTGCGAGAGCATGTGGGCAAGGATGAAAACAGAACTATTATATGACCGCTACGATCCCGAACAGTTGACCGTGGAGCAGCTGAAATCGCTGGTTTGGAGATACTTTATGAGCTATTGGAACAATCGTCGTATTTGCTCCGCTAATGGCGGCTTACCACCCATGGTGAAGCGCAGCAGATTCTATGCTGCTCAGGCAATGGCTGCATAATGTGGTTACTCTTTGAGTTTTATCTGTCAACTGATATTGACAATATCATTGCATTCCGCTTTTTGTATACTCCACGCCATTGAAGAAACCGCAGATAATTCCGTCAGGAATATCAAGCGTGATTTTCATTGATTGTCACTTTCCTTTCGTTCACCGTAGCTGCAAAATGTCGTTTTCAGATTTCGCAAAGTACAATCCCACACTTTGCAATAATCCACGCTTTTCCCGTGGCAAGGCTCCTGCACCCAGCCTTTGTGCTTGCAGTCCTTGCACCGCACCACCGACAGACATTTTTCCCTAATTGTTTTGACGGCCTCTAAATATTTGTCCTCTCCTTCAGATGAACCATGCTCCAAGATAAAGAACGCCTTTTTAAGTGTCACGGTCAGCACCTCCATCCATAATCTCCTGTGCCACAAATACATCAGTCAGGAATTCATCAGGAATATAAATTCCTGCTTGCATACAAACCGCATACTGCACTTTTGCAATGGAATAAATGCTGCTTCCCTGCTCTTGCATTGTTTTTGTCAACACTTTCAGCAGATTTGCAACGCCACCGTGACTTTGCGGGGATTTGCTTCGTTTTGACAATTCTGCTTTTTGAATTGTCATTGCCTGTTCCGCCTTTTTCATGAAAACCTTTTTCCTTTCCGCAAAATAGCCTTTGAATTCATCAAATAGCGTGATAAAATTCCCGGTAGAAATCATGGCAAGTTTAATGTCACCGCCATATTTCTTTTCTAAATAGGCATCCCTAATTTGATTTTCATGTTCATTGAACCAAACCCATGCCATTCTTCGTGTGCTTTTTATCCATCGACCTCTGCCGCAAAACAAATTTATCGGTATAAATCCCCAGTCTTGACGTAAATAGTTGTCAATCTGAAAGTCCTTCAATGGGCGTTCAGGTTTAGGGTGTCCTTTCAAATATACAAGGCCATCCAAGTTCTTTTCTTTACAGCAAGCTGTATAAAAAGAATTTCGACACAGTTCTTCAAGCATCACACCACTCCGTCCATCTTGGCCCCGCAGTTGGGGCAGTAATCGGACAACAGTTCAATACCATTTACAAGCACTTGCGCTGCATCGTGGCAACTGGAACACTCATGTCTGTCTGGTGACGAAACAAAGTTCCCTGCTTCTTCCCACGAAATCCACCGCCCATGCACCACCGGAACCACGTTGGCGGCGGGCGCATCTTCAACATCCCGTAACACCTTTGCTGCTTGTAAATATGCGATTTCTGCTTTATTAGGGTCGAAAACATCTCTTGTGTAGATAGCCCCGTGGTATCGTTTTGTGTTTTCAATCGCCCTCGCCCCGGCATTAGCGGCAAGGAGAAGTTCTGATGTCCGCTCAATGTATTCAGCCATTGTCAGCCCTCCTGTTCCACTTTTCGACGATAAATTGGGGTTCGCTATATACGCCACTTTCAAAATCACACTCTGGGCAGTATATATAGAACTCTTCTGAGCTGTTGCCATCTCCTGTTTCAAGTATTGCTTCTCCGCCGCAAAACGGACACGGTTTTAAGTCAGCCATTAGTTTTCACCCCCATCACCAATCATCATGAAGCCGCTTTGAAGCTGCTTGATCGTGTCCTGCAAGGGAAGTGCTACCTGCTGCCGTGTCTGTTCACGTTTGGCAAGGATTTCATAGCACTGCCGGAAGTTTGCACGTTCAGCCATTGGATTTTCAGAAACGCAAATGTTCCTGAAGCCAAGCCGTTCAACAACCTGCCTTGTCAACGGTGTGAAGCTGTCCATAGCCCCCTTCACGTTATACATACCGTGCTTTCTGATTGCCCTCTGAACTTCTTCCCAGCCTTCACCCCAATCAGGGATGTCACCGTTCTGGACGTTGGCAGACAGTTCCCTGATGTCTGCAATGGAAGGTGACCATTTGTTTGTGGACACCCATTTTCGCAATGAAGCTTCAGCAACAGGGAAGGGGATGTCTTGCAGTTCACGGAACCACAATTCCATTGCTTCCTTGTTTGGAAGAATTTGTTCACGTGGGTAATATGTACGGATTGCAGAAGCGAACAGGCCGAATTCACGTTTGTCCATTACTTCCACCCCCTTTTTGACCAAGTTTTTTTCTTTGTTGCTGTAACAGCCCTTACTTTGTAATCATCGAAATCATCCTGTTCCGTTTTTGCCTTGTTGATTATGCTGGTTTCAGTCTTATAAGCACTTTTAACGGAAAGGTACTTTTTGCAAGTGCTGTGACATCCAACGGTTCTGTCAGCGCAGTCTTTACAAGGATAATTCATGATTCACTCCATTCCGCAGCCATCTTGTAGAAATCATCAAGTTCTTCAGCTTTGGTCTGCTTGTGGTATGTCTGCTGCTGTCTGATAGGCTGTGCAACCTGATCCTTCCTTGCCCAGTTTCTGATTGTTGCGTAGTGGCTCTTATAAGCCTTTCCGGTAGATGCAACATAGGAAGACAAGCGTTCAATACGTTCCTGCCAGTCAGGATATTCAGCTTTCAGCTTGTCCAGTTCTTCATCAGTCAGCAGAACGTTGTTATATTCGCCGTGTTTGTGCTTGATGGGCTTTTTAGAATTACCTTTAGGTAATTCTTCTTTTTCTAATTCTTTATCTTCTTCTATATCTATTGCGTTACTCTGCGTTTCTGTAACGTTACCAGTAACGTTACCTTGTAAAAGCTTCTGTTCTGCTCTATGCTTCTGAACCCTTTTTCTTGTTTGCTCACGGATTCTTTCCATGCCCTCAATGTTTTGATGCTCTGTCCAACCAGTTACAGCAAGAAAACCATTGCTGTTGGTCTGAATCATTCCAAGCTGTTCAAGTACATTTAGGGCAAGCTGTACCGTGGATTCTTCAAAGTCCAGTTCATCAGCAAGCATTTTGGGTGTGTATGGAATATTCTCTGTAAGAAAAATCATGCCGCCTGAATTGCAACGTCCAGCCAGTGTCAGAAGCATTACCCATATCAGGACAATGCTGTTGCCGTCAGGAAGCCGCCGAAGGTGTTTGATTTTCCTGTTGTCGAACATATCGGTTGTGATCTTGATCCATTTTACATCAGCCATTCTTACCACCCCCGCCGACATATTCAGGACAAGCGGTGATGTGGTAGGTTTGCAGAAATCTTTTTTGATTTTTAGCAGCTCCGACATTCAGCATGATTTTTTCTGCCGTCCATCCGGGAACAGGTGCAAATCTTGGCCTGTCTGTTGCCGGATCAATTTCAGACCACGAACAACCGCCGCACGCCTTGTCACAGTCAAAGCAAATATTTGTCTTTGATTCATACGGAACAACGAATTCTGACAAAGCCATCAGACTTCACCCCTTGAATACTGCCGGAACTCCGTTTCGTTTATCATCCGAAGACCCTTCACGTTGTCACAGGCGGCAAGTTCAGGATGATGCTGCTGAACCTTCTGCCGTGTCCGTCTGACGGTTTCAGCGTTCGGAACGCCCATAGAATTGACGTAAGGCAGGAAGTCCTTCACCGGAAGGGAAATGTAGTCAACGCCGTCCTGCGCTCCACGGACTTCCAAAACCTTGATGTAAAGATAACCGTCATTGTTTCTGGCTCTTGTGTCATTTTCCAAAATGGCTTTTACAATTTTGGTTGTAGGCTTCAAATCGTTCATCGTATCACCCTTTCTTTTGTGGAACCTGCCCCACCGCAGCAGGGCAGGTGTCCTGCTGTTAATTCCAATTTTGCTTGTGAAACACAGCGGAAATTGTCTGACTTGCAACGCCAAACTTTTCTGATAGTGCCTTCGCTCCAAATTCATTGTCACCCGGAATATAGTGCTTGCGAATAAACGCAACATCATCTTTTGTCAGTTTGCTTCTTCCGTTCTTTACACCGATAGATGACTTCAGACCGTGGTCATATGCGTGTTTCATGTTTTCTGAACGTGTGACCCATTCGAGATTATCAGCCCGGTTATTTTTCTTGTCACCGTCTTTGTGATTTACGAAATCTTTTCCGGGATCAGCGGCAACAAAAGCACACGCAATCAACCTATGAACGGTTCTTGTTTTTCCAGCAATCTGCGTCCGCAAATATCCATCTTTGCCAACATACTGCTTCACTTCACGTCCTGTCTTTGCATTTCTTATCAGTCCAGTGTCAGAAGCTTCATAGTTGTCAAGAATTCTGACCCACACCGCAAATCAACTCCTTTGCATACGGAAGCGTTTCAATCCAGTCAAGCAGTGTTTTCCACTCGTCCAAACGATGACCCTTCCGGCTCTTGTACATATTCGCAAGAACTTCATAGTTCAGCATGACCGTCCGCTTCTGGTTGTAGCTGGTAGGAAGAAGCTGAATCATTTGCCACCAGTCATTCTTGTCCTTGCTTTTCAGATATTCTGTTCTGGCTTTGTTCAGAGCATTGATGACACACCGCTGAAGAACAACGTCCAGATAGAATTCAGACAGGTGTTCATGGCTGAAATCATCCAGCGTGAATTCCTTTGCGTGAATCTTGTGCATGGTGGAACAGGAATTCATTTCAATGTCATATTCCAGATAGTCTTCAGGAATAGTGAAAACGTCCGGTTCATCATCTCCAAAACGCTTTCCGGCACGATATGTCTTAAACTCTTTCCACCAATACAGCGGTGCTGTCAGATCCACATAGACCGTAATCATCCGCATGAACTTTCTGTCAGCAGTTCCGGCGTTGCGAAGGCGCTTCATCAGGTCAAAATCCTTTTCTCCGATGCAGAAAACGTCTTCCCGGAAGTCATCATGTCTTGGACATTCGCCGCTGATACTCACACGGCAATCTTCAAAGCCACCAGCGCCCTTGCAAAGTACACTGTCAGACAGTTCCCATGAATTCATTGGATTCCGCATTCCACGGATAGCGGGTTCCCATCCAACGACTTCTGTATGTTCAATCTTAATCACGTTTTTCACCTTCCAATTCAGCAAGCTTGTCCTTGATCCATTCGCAATACATGAGCGCATCAACCAGTTCTTCTTCAAGGTACGTCAGGCGGCCTACAATGCCCATAGGATTGTTTTCAAGCCCTTGACCGTATGTTTCCATACCCTTTGCTCTCTGACGTTCAGAAAGCTTGCAAATGCGTTCCCAATAGGGATTATCAAATTTTTCAGGTTCATAAAGATCAGCGCACATATGGTACAATTTATTGATTGGACTAACAGTGCCACGGCAATGATTGCACGGAAATTCATCATGCTCTTTCGGATCATGCCTGCACCCTATGCAGCCATCATGTTCAAGCATACTGTCACGCCCCTTCCATATCGCCGTAATAGCTGCTGTCATCCCATGTGCAACGGACAGGAAGGACGATTCCAACAGGAATGTTCTTGCCATTAGATTTTTCGGTAACAACAATGGTGCCGAGTTTGTTTTCCTCTTGGAAGAACTGTGGATTCTGGAAGCATTCAAGGAATTGCATGTTGACAAAGACGTTTTTTCCGTTGCCTTTCAGCCGTCTTACCATTTTATTCCTGAAGCTGTCCAAAAGCCGAAAATCAGGTGTCAGGCGCAGTTCGTTTTCATCCTTGACGATTTCTGCAACAGGGATAGGCGTGATGTTTTTGATTTTATCAAGGCTGAAAATTACAGATGCAACCGGGAAAATATAGGCTTTGTACCCATCAGGAGAAACAAGGACGGTTTTTTCATCAATGTTGAATCCGCCAACACGCCGCCCATGCAAAAGTTCATTGACGATTTCTTTCTGTGCTTTCGTAAAGTTCATATGTACTTCCTTTCAAATCCGGCCTGTACTGCCGATGCCGCCACGGTCTTCATTGCCCAGATGGTCAACTTCCATCAGGTGAATCATGGGCTGATGCTTGATGATCCTGAACTGACAAATCCGTTCGTTCTTGTGAATGAAAGTGTCCTTGACAGCGTAAGCAGGGAAGTGCCATTCATCGCCATCCCCCTTGTAGGATTCATCAATGATGCCGATGCTGTTTGCAAGGATGATGCCCAGCTTCTTGAAGGTGCTGCTTCTTGGAGCAACAAGGGCTTCATAGCCCTGTGGAAGCTCCATTGCAACGCCCAGCGGGATCAGCTTGAATTGACCGCTGTCAATCATGACATCTTCAGCAGCACGAAGATCAATCCAGTCACCAATGTTGAACCGCTCAATCTTCTGGATGTCTCGCAGATAGCGAATCTTGATAGTTTCCATGAACCTATGTATTCCTTTCAAATCATGTGATTTCACGAATTTCCACGGTGATGTAATCTTCATCGTGGAAGTAGTGGCAAACGCCTTTCACCCAACGTCTGCTGTCATCTTCAATGACACGGCCTTTCATTGCATCGACAATCATTTTTCCCATGATTGCGTGATTGTCAATGTCAAGGCGGTCATTCCAACGGAAAGTGATGATGACAGGCCGCTTGAATGGCTCACGCCGGACATCCTGACTGTTCATGCAGGAACGAACCATCATGTGCCAGAACTCCGCATCACGCTTTCTGACGCTCCAATGTTTCCCAGCGTAGTAGGCATTCTCACCGTATTGCTTCGACCAATTCTTGCTTCCGGCCTTACTTTTGGGATATGGAATTCTGAATGTTTCGCCAAGGTACTTGCTCAAATGCCATCATCCTTTCAGAACGGAATTTCACCGTCATCTTCTCCGACTTCTGCGAATTCCTGATTGATACGTTCATTCAATATATTGAAGTTGTCTTGGACGGAACCAGAATTTTTGTTTTTGGAATCTCCAAAATACACATTTTCAGCAATCACTTCTGCGCTTCTGCGCTTGCCGCCGTCCTTGTCAGTCCAATCACGGATTTGCAACCTGCCTGACACAACAGCCATACGGCCTTTGCTGAAATACTTGCTGACGAATTCGCCCGTGTTTCTCCATGCGACAACATCAATGAAGTCCGTTTCTTTTTCTCCGTTCTGCCCCTTGAAATCACGGTCAACAGCCAAACTGAAACTTGCAACCGCTGTGCCGCTCTGCGTGTGGCGTAGTTCAGGATCACGGGTCAATCGACCCATCAAAACAATTTTGTTTAGCATTTATGCATCCTTTCCGTGTTCGCCATCCGCAGCAAACAGAGCCGCTTCCACGTCTTCAGCAGCTTCTTCAGTTGCTTCCGGCTCCACTTTTTCAATCGGTTCAACGGTGATGACATCAGGATCATTGTCAACGTAGTCCTTTGTCCCATCCTCATTGATGACAGCCATATCAGCATCAATGGCACTCTGCATATCAATGGACATGATGCCCCACTTGCTGATAAGCTGCCGCAGCATGGTTTTATACGCCATGCCGTCAAAGTCCTTATACCAGAAAGAAGAGTACATCCATGCATCTTTCGGATTATAATTCCCGGCAACGAAATCCGCATAAGATACCTTTTTCTTTTCTCCGTATCTGGTTTTGACAGTGCCGCCGTCCTTAGAAAATGCCTGACTGTACTTGTCAGCGTGGGCAAGCATCTTCTTCCGGCTCCAATAGATAGCCTTGCGGAAGCCGTTGGTGTATTCAAACATAGCGTAATAGCCGATGGTTTCAGCCGATTCACGCTGTTCTTCATCCTCAATCAGCTTGACTTCAATTTCTTCGTTCAGCGGATCAAACTTGACCAGTTCGCCTTCCTTAATTGCAAGGACGTTCAGCTTCTTGTACTGCCCGGAGCGGATAGCAAGCTGAATATAGCCCTTGTAGCCAAGCTGGAACTGTGCGACCTTTCCACGCTCTCTGTCATTGAAGGGAACCATGTAATACTGTCCAAGCTGCGGGGAAGGGGACAGCTTCAGGCTTTCGCCAAGCAGGGCAGCGGAAAGGATAGACTGGTTTGTGCATTCCTGAAGGCCGGGATTCGTCTGCACCGCAGACACAACAGCGGAAATGAACCGCTGACCGTCCTTGCCGCCGATGACCTGATTGATACGCTGCTTGACTGCATCGCCTGTGAGATAAGAGCCGATTCCAAGCCGCTTCTGTGATGTTCTCTGAAGACTGTTACTGACTGCCATTTTCATTCATCCTTTCTCAAATAGCCTTGTACTTGATACCGTTGTTTCTGAGCCATGCGCCCAGTGCTTTTGCTTCATCCACGGAAAGAAACGCCTGAAAGCCGATCCACTTACGGGAAGGAAAATTTTCAATGTCTCTCTGGTCATTGGTGTCGGTCATAACAGGTGTTGGCTTGATTGCTGCGGCTGCTTCTTCCTTGCGCTTCTGCTGTTCCGCTTCCCATGCCGACTTCTTTTCAGCCTGTTCCTGAAGCCTGTGGGCTTCGCTGACGGCTCTTGCAAGGTCAAGCGTATCAATATAGCACTCCCTCGCTTCAAAGGCGTATGACGGCAGAGAATCAACCACAGCAAGGTCTTTTGCAATCTGTTCAATCTTGACGTCAATGGCTTCCTGAATAGATTTCATGCTGGCAGAAGCGTTCAGCCATTTTTCATCAAAGAACTGCTTGAACGAAAGCCCATCGAAGTTGCCGGGAAATGTTTTGCTGTTAAAGAAATCCTGAATCTGCTGAAGCTTTTCAGCCTTTTTCTGCTCTTCAAATTCCTTCACCTGCTTGTCTACGATGGAAACAGAATGGTCAATGATCTTGACCAGTTCGCCGACCTGCGTTTTGAAGGTGGTGAACGGCTGCATATACTCTTTTTCCTGCCGAATGCGTTCATCATTCAGGGCTTTCTTCAACCGATTTAAGGCCGCTCTGTCTGACTTTGCTGATTTCACCTGATCTTCTGTGTAGACCATGGTTTCATAGACAGACACCTTCTGAAGCAGTTCCGCTTTCAGTTCTTCGTAGTTGAAGGTAATCGGTGCGGGAAGCACCACTTCATTTACTTTCAGTTCCATTTCACATTTCCTTTCATATTTCAGGAAGCAACAGGGCGGGTTTTTTCCTGCTCTGCACACACTTCCAGAATTCCTTTTCAGATGATTCCAACAATTCAATATCTTCCTGAACCTCTGAACGCTCGATCTTGTAATGCTTCGTCTGAAGCATGATGTCACCGCCCTGAAATTCATATTTCAGTTGCGCTTTCAGAACAGCAAAATCGAATTCTGTGACCATCAGATAATGAAGCACCTGAATGTAATAATTATCGGGAATACGGTGGTTCCACTTTTCCTTCTGCATACTCTGAAGAATGTTGGTGGTCTTGAGTTCAAGAACGCCACTCCTGCCGTCCTGATCCGTCAGCCACCCGTCAAGGGAAGCATGGGCAAAAGGGAAGCGGTCATTAAGCCAGATGTTGTTGTCTTGGTAGTGAACATAGTAATCAGGGAAGTCCAGCGCAAACAGTTCCCGCAGATAGCTTTCAGCAGCGTGTCCATATTGCACATAGGGCTTTCCGCTGATGTCCTCCGGCTGAACAATGCCTGTCTTTTCCTGCCATAGTTCCAAGTTGGTTTTATACGGGTTCATGCCAAGAACCGCCGAAGCATCAGAACCGCCGATGTAGTGTTTTCTTGCAGCAAGCCATTCATCACGGCTCTTCAGGGTCTTCATTTCAATCAAGCCGCTTCACCTTTCTTCTTTTGAATCTTTCATGATCTGCTTCCAAAGGATGAAAGCACGGATGAACTCTTTCAAATCTGCTTCACGTCCTTTCTAAGATTGCAGCAGTCTTCTTTGTTGAAGTTCACGCATTCACGCCAATATTCCCAATGTTCCGTCACATCCTCGCAGACAGACACTTCACTGAATCCTGTCACTTTGGACAGGTATTCAATTTTCTTTTCCAGCGGCAGATGTTCATAGCCGGATTGCTTCACCGTGTATTCCGAATAGTCCAGTGGCAACCACTTCTTGATCCAGTGGTTCACACGAAGGAATTCCACGATGATCTTTTCACAGCGGATATTGTTCAGCCGTTCAAAGTCCACGAATTGCGGAAGGAAAGGGGATAGCCTGACAGCCACATCAAAGCCAGCGTCATACAGCGTTTCAATGGCCTTGATTCTGCGTTCTGTGCTGACTGCCTTTTCACAGGGAATCCATGTGGTGCTGATCTGGATGTGTGCAAGCTGCTTGTCCAGAATGTCCATGTATTCACATACCATGTCAGACTTCGTGACAATCAGATAATGAATACCACGTTTGTTCAGAAGTCGGATTGTCCCCGCCGTGATTCCATACTGTTTTTCAATCGGCTGGAAGCAGTCTGTCATTCCACCCATCCGAACGGTGTCACCGGGATTCAGCCTGTCAATTTTTCTGCTGATTCTGTCAATGTCTGCCACGGAAGGTTCCCTTGCATCCCACAGACCACGGAAATTAAGAAGGCTCTTTGCGTAGCAGTATGAACAATCGTGCTGACATCCGCAGCCGTATGTATCAAGACGTTTGTTGTAAAGGCACTTGCTTCCTTCGTTTCCCTTGACCTCTTTGTAAAAGCTTTTGAACTCTTTCATTGTGCTGACCCCTTTCAAAATGATTGGGATCAGGAAAGCTGCCTATCATTTCTTTTCCGTTGCTTATTCCTCGCAGATTTCAACGATGTGCTGACACAGTTCAGAGGGAATGACACTTCTTTCTTTGCTACCCTTCAATCCCTGCGTCCCTGTTTTCGCCCCTCTTGGCGCTGCCGCATGGCACGGAGAACCGTTCTTGCACATCGGCTTGAACTTCGGCGCTGGATGGTTCGTCCAGATGTCTGTCGGCTTCATCCTGCGCTGTTCAACAGGCTTGTCCAATTCGTATTGGCAATATGTAACGGTGTAGCGGGGAAGACCCTGCATCCATGTCATCTTCCGCATACCGCCCCTTGGATTTTCAATGAACCAGTATTTTGGTTCCAAGGCGGCTATCAGTTCAAGAACGTGCTGATCGACCGCATCGCAGAACTTCGCATACTCGCTGACAGGATCAAGGTTTCCTGTCACCGGGTTTTTCCTTCTGTGGTGACTGATTGCCGCAATGCTGAACGTGGTGCAGTCAGGTGAAGCCCAAATCACATCAGGCTTTCCGAACTTTTCAAGAATGTCCTCTGCCGTAACGTTCAGGATATCAGCATACAGGTCAATGTTTTCAAAGTGCTTGTCCCATTCCACGGAAAACACTTCATGTCCACGGGCTTCAAAAGCTTTGCTGATGCTTCGTGTTCCGGCGAACAATTCCAAAACCTTCATTCTATGTAATCCTCAACATCCTTTCTGAACTGCCCGTCAAGGCAATCCTTACACATCACTTCATCATTGATCTGATAGAAGTAATCGTCCTGTATGTGTTCGCCGCAGTAGCAGCACACAGGCCGTTTACGTAGCCACGCCGTTTGTTCTGCGTCCCATCGGTTGAAGTCCACTGCCGGATCATCAGTCCTGAAAATCCTCATATGGATCACCACCGATGGATTCAATGTATTCATAGCCGCTTTCAAGCGGTTCATCAGCCCATGCCTTGACAAGCATGGTACAGAGCAGCATCCAAAGCAGAACAAGTGCAACCACCATGAAGGACGTTCGCCACATATCATGCTTCCGCTGATTTCTGGTCTTGCGCTTTCTTTCGTTGCTCATTTTCACGCTTCCTTTCGTTCATCATCACTTCTTTCAGAAGGTCAGCCGCAGCCTTTTCAGCAATCTTTCTGCGCCGTTTAAGTTCTTCTTCCGTCAAATCAGGAATATGAACCCTGACTGTCATTCCCGGATAATGAAAAACCCTGACTTCCTTGTAAGTGTCATCCTTTGCCAAAAGACCACGCCCTTTCAGTTGTTCTTTTAGCCTATGCTTCAACGGCTTGTCTGAATGCCCGCTTCAATTTCGGATTCCGGGATGTCCTTGAACAGCAGTTCCAACGTGTCCAACGTCCAGCCTTCTTCCATCAGCTTCTTCCCTCGCTTTTCCAACCATCGGAGATCGGCAAGGTATTTCCGCTTGCGGTGAATTAACCGCTGTTCCTTCTGTGCCAGCTTCACGGCATCCGTCTTCTTCAGCCGTTCGATTTCCGCATCCACCAGTTCTTCCGGCGTAAATTCACGCTTCATCTGTCAGGCTCCTTCCTTAAATTGCGTTTTCGCAACTTATCGGGCAAAAAAAATATTCGTGCATTTCAAGCATAGGAATTTTCAGCAGGGAACAGGCAAGTTCCATTTCAGCCCTTGTCCAATCAGACTTATCATTCAGTTTACCGCTGATTGTTGCAGTGTTCATGCCCATAGCAGTTGCAAAGGCTTCCTGAGTGCCGAACACCTCACGGATTTTCCCACGGAGTTTAGAATAACTCACTTATATCAGTCCTTTCTTATGTATTGACCTGCCATCATCAGTGTAAGGTGGCCAACCCTTACAGACAGGGCAGAAGCCCTGTTTCGGCTCAGAACGGAAGCACTTCAGGCATTATGAAGTGATACATAATTGTAAAGTTCTTATGTTCTTGCTTATAGAATTCAAGGGCCTCGCCCCAACTTTTGAATTCATATAATTGTGGAATTTTGCACGGATCATTTTTCCAAACGCCTACGATAGCTTTCATATCTCACATACTCCTTCCGGGGTGATAACCGGCCTTGTAACCTTAATTGCGTTTTCGCAATTTCTGATTAAAATATAAAACTATTCCGCAATAATGTCAATAGCTTTTTTGCGATTTCTCAATTTATTTTTTTCGATTAGCGAAGAACTATTGCTTTTTCACAATTTGTATGCTAATATTTCCATATAATATAAAAGGTGGTGAAAATCATGGGGGATTTCGTTCAAGTAGCTTCTATTTCAAGCAGGTTGCGTGAAGCTATGAACATCAGGAATAAAAAACAGGTTGACCTTGTAAGGGAAACCGGGATCAATAGGAGTGCAATAAGTAGATATTTGTCCGGTGAATATGAGCCTAAAAACAAACCAGTATATGAATTGGCAAAAGCACTGGATGTTTCGGATCAATGGTTATTAGGATATGACGTTCCTATGGAACGCCCAAAAGCACAAAAAAACAACGATGCCATCGCTGACATCGTTGTAAGATTACGGACAGACGAAAACTTTCTGCTTGCCGTAAAGAAAATATATATGATGGAACCTGAAAAGTTGGAAAGCTTACTGCGCTTTCTTGATTAACAGGCGCTTTTGCAAAGAATCTGGAAAGTAAGATCAAGCAATTCAAGATCATTGCACTGGTCTAACAACTTGACGATTTCATTCAAATATTGTTCTTTCGTCATAATAATCGAATTCCTTTCATTTGTTAATAAAGGACAAATGTTCTGAAGATTATCCTACAATAGTATTCAGGATTGCACAATACAAATTGACATATTCGTAATATTGTGCAAATTAGAATGATTCGCTTGTGTAGGGATGCCGTGCCACTTGACACCCCCACACACGGAAAGAAATGATAGGCCATTCCTGACCCGCTTTCAGACTATCATTCCATATGCCTGAAAACAACATTGGTTCAGCAAGTATCTGCATGGTGAAACAAGTATTCGACACGGTTCAACAAAATTCGTGGAAATGGGGAGTGAAAATGTTTGAAAAGTGCATCATGTGTGAACATCTTGGAAAAGACTGTATTCCCAATGTTTGTTCGCTTTCAATCGAAGATGTAAACGAATGGGCAATCAAGCTGAAGGCATACAGGGGAATCACCAACGCTGAACTTTCTGAACGCTCCGGCGTTCCGAAGGGCACGATTGATATGCACTTTTCCAAAAAGAAAAATCACTATCCTGATGTAAACTATTCCACCTTTGCACCTGTATTCTGTGCTTTGATTGGAAGCCAAGACATGAAGTGCCAAAAAGATAAGCTGGATGGGAATCTGGAAAGCGTTGACCATGTTATTACGGAAAGCCAGAAGAGAATTGACTATCTGAAAAAGATAGCAGCATGGAGATTGAAAGCAATAACTGTGTTAAGTATTGCCCTTGGAATAACGCTTGTAACGATCATTATCGCTTTACTTGTAGACAAGTTTAACCCTTATCTTGGCTTTATATGGAGAAGTATAAACTGAAAGGACGATGAAATGTGTATTATCAGCCAAAAATAGACTTCAAACCTGAAGAAGTCATAGATTATTTGAGAAAGTCACAGTCTGATGATCCACTATTGACTGTTGAAGAAGTCCTGTCAAAACATGAAGCCATTCTGGATGAATGGGCGGAAAAAAACCTCGGTGGGGTAGTGCCAGAAGAAAACAAGTTCCGGGAAGTCGTTTCCGGCGAAACCATCAGCGGCAGGCCGGAGATTCAAAAGGTTCTGCGTCTGATCGAATCTCCGAAATACAAGGCCGTGAAGGTAGTGGAGCCGCAGCGGTTGACCCGTGGCGATCTGGAAGATATAGGCCGCTTGATGAAGCTTCTGAAGCACACCAACACGCTTGTCATCACGCCGCAACGTATTTATGACCTGCGTGATGAATACGATTGGGACGCTTTTGAACGGGAACTGAAGCGTGGTAATGACTATCTGGAATACACGAAGAAGATATTGAACCGTGGAAGGCTTCTGTCTGTCAGCCAAGGAAACTATGTCGGCAATACGGCTCCATACGGCTATGACAAAACCTTTGTCACAGAAGGGAAAAGAAAATGCCCGATCCTTGTACCGAACAAGGAAGAAGCTGAAGTTGTCCGTATGATGTTTGATTTGTACGTCAACAAAGACATGGGCTGTCAAAGCATCTGCAATCAGTTTGATAAAATGGGCATTAAACCGCCAAAAGGGGAACATTGGTCAGCAAGTGCCATGTCGAAGATGCTTGAAAACATTCACTATATAGGGAAAGTGAAGTGGAACCATCGGAAAACCCTGACCATTGTTGAAGAAGGGGAGTTCAAGAAAACCCGGCCTGTTGCAAAGATTGGCGAATATCTGATCTATGACGGCAAGCATGAAGCCATTGTGCCGGAAGAACTATTCAACGCTGCACAGGCGAAGAAGGGCAGGAACACCCGGCAAAAGCCACATACGAAGATCAGGAATCCGCTTGCAGGTCTGCTGTTCTGCCAGTGCGGAAGGGCAATGTCATTGCGGACATACACGAAGAACGGCGTGGAACGCTCTGCACCACGGCTTTTGTGTGACGGTCAATCAATCTGTAAAACAACGTCCTGCAACTATGATGAAATCATCGAAAAAGTAAAGGACACCCTGCGTCAGTGCATCTATGATTTTGAAGTCAGAATCAAGAATGATGATGGAAATTCCGTAAAGCTTCACGCCAATCTAATCAAACGCCTGAAGACCAAAAAGGAAGAACTGGACAAGAAGGAAATTGCACAGTGGGAAGCACAGGCCGATCCTGACCCATCAAAGCGGATGCCGGATCACGTTTTCAAGGTTCTGAATGAAAAGCTGCTGAAAGAAAAAGAAGAAGTGCAGCAGGCTCTTTGCAATGCTTACGAATCAATGCCTGATCCTGTTGACTATGAAGAAAAGCTAATGCGATTCAAAGCGGCTCTTAACGCTCTGGAAAATCCAGATGCCACAGCAGAACAAAAAAACAAGCTTCTGAAAGCTTGCATCGAAAGAATAACCTATAAGCGTGAAAAGGCCGAAAGAATCAAAAGTAAACAGGTCAGATATTATGATCCGGTCATGAAAAAAACACGAAACAAATCACCGCTGCATACAGGCGGAAACTGGACAGCACCAGAAATTGAACTGGATGTGAAGCTGAAGATTGAGTGATTTTTTGTATCGCTCATTTCCATCATCTGCGTTCCAGTTCATATGTACGATGATGATGGAAATAAACAAAACAGGGAGTTGAAACCATTGCAAACACTGGGTAGATTAGAAAAGCTGCTGATGGACGGAAAGATAACAGAAGAAGAGTATAGGGAGCGAAAGGCAACCTATGTGGAACTCATTCTTGAAATGTACTGCATGGGGATTATCAGCAAAGAACAGATGTATGAAAGGCTGAATAAATAAAAAAAGAGGGAAGGCGTTCAGCCTTCCCTTTACTTTTGTCAAATAATATGAAACGCAAAGCTGATATTGGTACAATTTGCCGATTCTCATTCCGTGTGGTTGTTTTTCATTTTATTACGCCGTAAAATATCATAAAGCAAATAGAACGGAGAAAATCACCATGATTATTGAAATCAAAGAATATGATTACAAGGGCTTTCATCTAAAATATGTGGAAGGAAAAGGCTGGATTCTCATTATTGGGGAAGCTGAATACCTTTTCCCGTATGCAACAGCAGCGGAAGCGGCAATCAATGAATTTATCCGTGATGTAATCCCCAAAAACAAGGGGAAGAAGCAGAAAAAAATCGCAAAGAAAGAAGATATATGATATGGGGCTTTTTGGAATCGGTAAGAAGAAAGACAGCGTAAAGCTTCAGGTTTGCTATTATGGCGGAGACTTGGAAGGCTTTGCCCCTGATTATGCAGCAACGCTGACCCTAACCGACACAGAACTGACCATTGAAAGCAAGAAAGCAAAAGCAACCTTGGATCGTGACCGCCTGCTGAGTTGTGAGAACTTCACGGATGAACGGGAATACATGGCGAAATACCGTGGACACGCTGCCGGGTCAGCTTCCGTTGTCGGTGATAAGCGTGGCTTCATCGTGTTCACCTTCAAAGCAAAAGACGGCACAATGAAGCGAATGGATTTCTGGTACTTCACTCTGAACGGCTTTTCCGCTATTGCAATGTGGAAAGCGGTCAACGGTGGGGGAGAAAAGAAGGAATATTCTCTGTAAGGCATAAAAAAAGAAGGCCATGGGACAACCCATGGCCTTTCTTTTCGTCCCGTTATTTGCACAGCGCACGGAAGGTCATCTTCCCGGCGATACCGTCCGCTGTGATCCTGTGGTATCCCTGAATGGTTCTGACGGCAGCTTCCGTCTGTTCATCATAGCTGCCGTTCAGCGTCAACTTCTGCTTCCGGCAGATCAGGAAGCCTTGCAGAACTTCCACCTGTCTTCCGCTGGAACCTTTCTTCAGCGTCTTGACCGCCGCTTCCGTTTTGGCACCATAGATGCCGTCAGGAACCACGCCAAGAGCCTTTTGCAGCGCCTTCACCAGCGCCCGTTTGGTCTGTGTTCCAAACAGTCCGTCCGGAGTTAAACCGCTGCCGAAGTTCTTGTTCAGCCAGATTTGCACGTCCTTCACGGTGGTTGATGCAGCAGGCGTTTTGAAAAGCTTCTGTTCCGCTTCCCGCCTGCGTACCAGTCCGGCAAGCACCTTGCCGCCAGATTTGTTGTAAGCGGTCAGCTTGTCTGCGATTTGTGCAGCAGTGCGCCCCTTGCACAGCGTTTTCAGGCTTGCCGCCCCGCAGTTGAAAGTGAAGCTGACAAGGGCATCAAACTGATTCTGATTCAGGGAAGCCGTGATAGGGCAGTAGGCCGGATTGTTCACGGCTGCAACGCTGGACGCAACATCCTTCACCAGCAGCGCATCCGCTTCCGCCTGTGTGATCTTATCCCCCTGCTTGACATCAGAACCATAGTGTCCCCATCCGATTGTCCAGTATTTTTCAGTGGGAACGGCCTTGTAAGCTGTCAGCCTGCACCCCTCAAAACTCTTGATAAGGTTCAGCCCCGCTGTTCCGATTTTCTTCTTTCCCATGGTGTCATTCACATCCTGTGTTTTGTTGGTTTTCAGCCAGAAGCACAGCACGTTATGTACCTTCCGTGTGCTGGTGATCTTGCCATCCGGCGTGATACACTGACTGCTTCCGCCGCTGTCCAACATGATTGCATCTTTCCAGCCCTGCTTCACGCAATACTGCTGCAAGGCTTCCGGTGTCATGGCATCGGCTGTGCCGTCCTTGGAACAGAAGATAACTGTCTTGCCATCCGGCAGCGTACCAACGGCAGAGCGTCCACGCTTTCCGCCCTGCGCCGGATCATAGAACAGGGAAGTGTCCTTGCCGTCCTTCACCAGTGCTGTGCAGCAAATGAAATTATCCAGCGTTTCATAGCTGTTTACCATGCTTAAAACGCCGTCAGAAGCGTTCCAGCCATAGCCCCAGTATTTATACTGGTCAGATGCTAAAACCTTGCCAGCGGCCTTCAAATGGCAAAGCGGCTTGAAGGTTTTCATGTTGTACAGGCCACCGTTGATGCACACATCGCAGCCCGTTTCTTTCTGGATGTCTGCAAGGGACTTCTTCTGGCTGTTGATATAGATTCTTGCCTTTAAGATTTCAAAGCTGTATTCCATATCAGTTCTGATTCATCTGCTTGCCGATCTGGTTCACGCCAACGGCAGCAAGGCCGCTCACAATGCCGACAGCAACGGCAGTCAAATAGTCCTGTGCGGGGAAGTCCGCCATCAGGTACATACCAGCCACGCCCAGCGCACCGCCGCAGGTTCCAACGATAATGGGAATCCACTTGTTATCAAGGCCGCTTGCCTTGACTGCCTGACCGATCAGATAGCAGATGACGGTAATGACCGCCACACCAGCGATACCAAAAGTTCCGATGTCCATGAAAATACCTCCTAAGTTTTATTTTCCAAATCTTCAATTCGATGGTTAATGACCTTGATCTGTTCCTCCACAACGGGCATACGTTTAGCAAAATGATTATGTTCCCGAACTTCCCGTGTCAGTTCGTCAAGCCGGGTTTCTGTCACGGCCTGTGCTTTCTGGTTGCTGATAAGCACCCCCACCAAGGTAACGCCGCCCGTGATAAGTGCCACGATAATTTCGCTCAATGGATTTCACCCCCACACTTTATCACTTCTTGATTTTGACCCTCTTGTAGCAATATCCCCGGCTATCATACGCCAATTCAAAGCCTGCCGCCGTGATGGTGGTGTCAGCCCGGTCAGGACAGTGATCCATCATAGGGATGGGACTGCCATACTCAATGCCGCCAAATGGTTCAGGGCGAGTCGAAATGCGGATGTCCTTTCCGTCAGATGCCTTGATGTACTTTTCCATAATGTCATTCCTTTCCGTTATGTTCCCGCAATATTGATAGGTACGATTGAAAATGACCCGGCAAAAACACTGGGCCTTTACCGGGTCACTTCCGACTTGTTTTCGTGCAGTTAAAACCGGGGCCACTGCCGCTCGCAGATGGGGCAAACCTGCCGCCCCTCCGGAATGATAGCCCCACAGCAGATGCAAGTGTTATTCATACGCTTCTCCTACAATTTCCGTGTAATCCCCAGCGGTCAACACGCCTTTCTTCACAGCGTTCTTGACCATGGCCTTTGTCCATAGCCACTGTCTGTACCACTTTGCGATTTTCTCTTTCATGGATTAACCCTCGCTTTCCAGCAGCGTTTCAGTCATCATGGCTGTGTATGCCACTTGGGCCTCGATGCGATCAATCTGAGTGGGAGCTGGCTCCGGCTCACCATCATCCTCAATGGTGTACTCGCCATTGTAGGCTTCCGTTTTGGCAATAGCCTCATTTGCGGCAGACCACCCCAGAATGACAGCGGAGAAAACCTGTTCAATATTTGGCTTATCCTCCGTGCCGTGATTGGCCTCGGTGCAAAGCTGATATTTGATAACTTTCATGGTGCTTCCTCCTTAGTCCGTGGTCTTGGTGTATTTGAGCATTACATGGCAGTTGCCACCTGCTGCGCTTGTGCCGCACGCAAGTGTGATTTTTGTACGACTAACATCAGCAACGTAGAAGCTCCATGGGTCCGACAAATTATTGTTGGAAATGCTGGGCATTGGCATACCGCCACGCAATCCTTGGAAAGATATGCAATCCCGCATATTCACAATTCCGTGCTCCACTTGTTTATTGTCCGCGATCTGTCCACAATCAACGATTTTATAATATACCGGTTTTCCCCAGAACCGCTCCGTGGTGCGGTATTCCACGCCAGTCTGCATGAGAGGGTTGACCCATTCCCATGGGTAAATGATAGAGGCGTAAATAGTTCTTGCGCAAAGGCATCCATGACCAGTTTCGTCAGTTATATTTATGGATTCTTGATAGCATACGGCACCATTGCCCCAAACTCTGATCAAAGTGGCATCCATAGATTGACCGATTACGGAGGGCAATGTCCCTTGAGGCGGTGCCTTACGTTCCCAACGATACCACCCGTTCGTTTTTACCTCATCAAGATTATCTTCCGGGGTAAGTAGTTTACCTATGTTTCCCAACCCAAACCCATCTGGGGCAGCATTGATATTCGTCCGGGCCTGGGTTTTCTGTGCGTCCGTCAGGCTCTGGGCTACGTCATAACGCACTCTGTTTGCAACATCGTTCTGCAATCCCGCAACGTCCGTCCGGATGCGCTGGATCATATCCGCCCCCGGCTCCACGGCAATCAGGATGTGTGTATCGTCAATGCGGTCGATCACCTGATATCCCAGATTGTTGCTGCTGGGAACTGCTGTGCCGCTGTCATTGGGCATACAGCGTTCGTTGATGGTACAGGTTCCGTTGTCGATGACGGAAACCAGACCCATCACAGCGACATAGGCATACTGCTTCAGCAGATTTCCGTTGCTGTCGAATTTGTCAGCCGAACCGTTACCGGAGAAAGCGGGAGCGGTTACTACCACGCCACGTACATCTTTTGTGGATGTTGCCTTGATGATCGTGGTTCCGGCCTGTGTGTCATCAATGGCAACGAAATAGCCGATGCGGTTTTCATTGTTCGGATTGCCGTCTGCCCACTGACCAACTTCAGCATAGTCGGCGTTTTGGCTGAGAACGGTTCCGTTGGAAGCCGCAGCGGCTCCGATGTCCTCCGGCTTGATTGGGTCAGAACCGCCCTTCTTGTGCGTGGATGCGTGAACGGTAGGCGTAAAACCGTAGCTGTCCGAAAGGTCAGTCCAGTTTCCGTTGAAGCAGCGGTAAATTTTTACGCCAGCGCAGAAGAAGTGTGCCTTGCCGCTTGAAAGTCTTGCGAACAGTTCACCAACATATCCGTCAGTGGTCTTAACCAATACTTGATTTCCGGCCTGATACGCCGCTTCGATCTCTGCATTTGTGGTTGTGCCGTAGGTTGCCCAGAACGGCAATTTGCTTTCGGAAGCCGCTCCGATTTTAGCAGGTGTGATGTTCACGCTCTTTCCCGTTGAACCATTAAAGGTGAACAAATCGGTTCCTTCTGTGCTTCCGCCGTTCAGGCGGACAACCATGCTGCCCTTTGTCTTGTTTGCACTGCCGGAAGTGCTTGCATACTTTACGTACTTGTCTGCATCCTTCGTGTTGTCCACGTTGGACAGCTTCGTTTGCAGTTCCGTCAGGCAGGCGCTCACCTTATTCCAGAACCAGTTGAAATAAGCAGCAGGCGGCTTGTAACCCGCCTGAAATCCGCTGGTTTTCAGCGAAGAAGGCGGCTCCGAACCCTCTGCATTCCATGTGGGCGGTGTCTTTTCAAATTTCATGCTTTTCATCCTCCTTATGTCGGAATATCAATGTTCCCGGTTTCCAATGCGCCAAAATATCCGCCGACCGTCTGTTCAATGTCTCCGAATCCGGCTGTGTCGCTCTGTTCATCCGCAGAAGCAGAAAACTCAAAGGTTCCGTCCAGCGTCAGCGGTGCAAGCGGGATGCCAACGGGAAGCATCGCTTCAATGATCTGAAAAATCTGTTTGGAAGTAATTCCAATTTCATTCAGGATGCTGAACGGCAGTCTTGATACTTCAATCTGCCTTGGATTGTCCTTTTCCGTCAGAACGAATTCGGACGGGGAAACACCAAGCGCCCCGGCAAGGGCCTTCACGGTGCTGTTGTAGTCACCGCCTGCCCAATACCGTGCCACCTTTTGCATGATGATGACCCTGTATTGCTCATCCGTCATGCCGCCCCGTGCCTGATTGTAGATGCTGCCATACAGATCAAGCGTTTTCCCGGTTGCTTTAGCAATGTCCGCCGTGTCCTGTATGGCCTGAATATCTGCCCAGAAACCGGACATCAGCAGCCATTCCAGATACAGCAGCTTGTAGTTGTTGCTTGCTGCGGTTTTCTTATACGAATCAGGCAGGGCTTCGACGTAATCAGCTATCCGCATAGGCGCTCACCTCGACTGTGATATTGTTTGCGCTCAAAGATGCCACCTTGTCAGAACTGATGCTGATGTTCGCCGCCGTGAATGTCGTGCCGTTTGTGGAAAGCGTCAGGGAAGTGACATCCTTCACGCCGGATACTTGGAAGATGTATTTGTACAGGTTTGCATAGATCACATCTTCACCGTTCTTCAGGCTGTTGACGTATTCCAGCAGAGCGTTCTTGATCTGCTCCACGCCGTTCAACTCAAAGTGTGTGTCCTTCTTCACGGCAACCTTGATGGAAACCGTGACTTCGCTGACGTGGGAGAAATAGACCGTCTGCTCATGACCGGAAACATCCTCAACAGTCACGCTGGTTGTTCCATGGCTTTGGATGCCAAGGGGCTTTTTGGAGAAAATAGCTTCCCCAATCTGCTGATTCAGCGTGGACGGTGCATAAACGTAAACCTCAAAGCTGTTGGGCGGTCTTCCGTCTGCGTCTGCCGTTGCGTTCTTGTTCTCCACGATCAGGCAGCTTCTCACGCCGTTGATCCGCATGACCGCTCCACGGATAGCGGATGCTGTGCCGGAGCCGGAACCTTCAATGGCGATGTCAAACCTTGCCCGAAGGTCAGCGTCCGATTCTTCATCTTCCGCCACCGTCACAATGCCCGTGTGTTCAATGGCGGAAACATCCACATCCGGGTTCACAATTTCTGTAATGGAACCCAGCTTTACATTGCCGATGGTTCCCAGTTCCGTACATTGCACTGTGCCGGAGCCAACGCCGCTGTCATTCAGCGTGACTTCATTCACAAGATAGAATTCCTCGTCCCCCGTGGTTCCCACCAGAAAGCCAACAGGAACCACATGGTTTGCCGTTCCTGTGAATTTGATGGTGTGTTCCGCCCGTGTTGCCGGGTTCCGTGTAATGCCTGCAAATGGCATCAACCTGTCAAGGTTCTGCCCGGTTGCCGTGTGGGGGAAGCGGCTGTAATAGATGATTTCCTGCGCTTCATAAGCGTCCGCCAAATCCTGCACAGAAAGCCGGATGAATTTGCCCAGCGGGGAAGCGTTGGATGTGTCGATGTCCTCACCGAACAATTCCTGCGCCTGTGCGATGCGTCCTGCCAGCAGTTCATCGTATGTGGGTCTGTAATAGCCCTGCTCATTAACCATAGGTGTATCCCTCCATCACTTTTACGCCGTCAGCGTTCACGGCTTCAAAGCTGACTGTTGCTTTCCTCCCGTCCATTGTCAGGCCGAAGGAAGTAATGACAAACGTTTCATCGATCCGCATCAATGTTTCTTCAATGGTTGCCCTGATTTCATCCTCATTGGGATTTTTCCGAAGCACCACGGAAAAATCAATGCCTTCCTCCGTGTCATAGCTCCATTCGCCTTTGTTGGTTCCAAGGACACGCTGAACCTTCTGCCGCAGCAGTTCGTTGTCCGTGACCATTTCAATGCTGCTGTTCACGATCACATCGCCGTCATCGTTCGTGCTGAAGCTTTTCACGTTACCACCCCCCAAATAAGCCCACCACAACAGCGTCCTTAATGGCGTGGTGTCCAACAGGCGGCGTGGTGGAAATCCCCTTGACAGAGGATGAAAGATCACGTTCAGCGCATACGCAAAGCACCAGATCACCCGCCCGGATAGGGGAGACTTTCAGGTGTCCCACGTTGCTTTCTGTGGGATGTGTTGCCGGATTGATCGTGCCGGAGCCGCCGCCTGAATAGGAATCGTTGACCTTGACGGACAGTGTTTGCTTCACAAGGGAAAAGTGCCGGACATGGTGAAGGACGGGAACCTTCGTGATAATGGCCTGCTGCTGTGCGGGCTTTCCGTATGCCTTGATTTTGTCCAGCGGCTGAACGGAACAAAGGCTTTCGCTCTCCACGCTGATAACCTTGGCGATGAACGCTGTGTGTAGATTCAGCAGCTTTTCTTCCATCATGTCATTCATGGTGCTGCCCATTCCCATGCGCTCCACCTCCTTTATTCGATTGCCGTGATCTCTGTGTAAAAGTCCGAATCCGTGCAGACGTGCTTCCCGTCCCGCACCCGGTACTTTCCGCTGAAATCACGGCTTTTCAGTGTGATGATGCTTGCTGTGGTGATCCGGTGTTCCAGCAGCATCTTGAAGGTCACGCCCTTGATGGTGTCGGTGTAATCCTCATTGCTGACTTCCTCTGTGAATTCTTCCGGGCTGTCGATCAGTCCCGTGTCCACATTCACGGAAAAGCCCAGATCGTCACCGTCAGACAAATGCCGGACGTAAACCTTCCGTTTGTTGATGTAGGCAGACACGCCGCATACCTCCGCATACTGCTTGATGCCGTCCATCAACCCACCGGAAACCGTGACAGCTTCCGTGTAGGTGTGATCCCGCTTCACCTTGAACACGGCGATAGGCAGGTTCAGCTTGCTAACCAGCGTTTTCAGAATGTAGCTTGCCTTTACGCCTGCCTTGAAAGAAATGCTCTTGATGTCCCGCTCTTTCAGCTTCACATCGTCAATGGCCTTGATGGTGGTCAATTTATCCTGACCGCTCCACCGTGTCACAACGGATGCAATGACCCCGGAGAAAATCACGCCTGTGTCCTTTCCGTAGCCTGCCGTGATGCTGATTTCTGCGTTGACCTTCAGCAGTCCAATGGTCTTTTTCGTCAGGTTGTAAACCCTGATTTCCGCTTCGTTGGCTTCCGTGTCATCGTCAAACGGCACGTCAAATTCAAGGTCAAGATCATTGGTCATGGTCAGGCCGTTTGTCTCAACCTTCACCACACGCCCGAACTGACCGTTTGGCTTGTCCATGGAATCTGCAAGGCTGGTTTCCCAGCCCCGCATCGCCGTGACCATAGAAGAGATTCTTTCGTTGGCGCTCTTGTCAAAAATGACTTCTGATGCCTTATCCATCGCTGTCACCTTCATCATCTACCGTCAGGAACACAGTTTCGCCAAGGTTATCAAAGGTGACGGCTGTTTCTGCCGGCCCATAAGGAACCAGTGTGACAGCAGGGAAGCGCCCCGGCTGATAGATGTCATGAAACAACGGTTCGCCAAGAATCAGCGGCTCGGAAGCAATCAGAACATCGTCCTTGTAAAGCGTCACCGTGAACAGGTCGGCTGTTTTGTTGTAGCCGATATACAGTTCAAACCATTCGTCAGCCAGCAGAATATTAAACTGGTAGGGAACCAGTTCTTTGTTGATCTCAATTACATCCCGCAAGGCCCGTCACCTCTTTCCAACGATGATCTTTTTTCCAATTTGCAACGTTCTGAAATCACCTTTTCGGCTGAAAGCGGAAGGGTTCAGCTTCATCACTTCATTGCAGCTCATTCCGTACTTTTTATACGGAGCCTTTGAAGCGGCAACCAGATTCCAGATGCAATCACCCTTCTTGACAGTGTGATACACATATTCGGTCTTGCTGTTTTTCTTGACCTGCTGTGTGCCTGATTTTTTGGTGTCTTTCTTTGTCTTCTTGTAAGATGTGGAAGCGGTGCGAACCTCCTTCAATGTCATGGAGAATTCGCAGCCGCCCCACACCGTATTCGGATGACTGGTGGAAAACTCTGTAATCAGACAGTTGCTCATCACCGTCCGCCCAGAGTAATTGCAAAGAACGCCGCTCTGGTGCATCTGTCGAATCTTCGACCGCACACTGGCAGCGTTCTTGCCGACAATTTCCCCGGAAATGGACAGTGTAACGGCTTTCCGCTTTACATGGTCACTGATTTCAATACCGCTTTCCACGGTATGTTCCGCAACATCCACGCCGAAGGACATTTCTTCATCCGCAACGAAGATGTATAATCCGTTCAAAGTTGCCATTGCTTACACCTCCGTCAGCCGTGGATTCGTCCGGCTCATACTGTCGAACATATCTTCCAACGCTTCCTGCACCCATTTCTTGATCGTCCGTTCTGTGGTTCTGTCCACCGTGCCGCTCATGTTCAGCGTGAAGGAAGGCGCATAGTTGTTGCTGGTGGTGGAAGAACTGGAAGCCGGAACGCTTGCGGCAGGGGAGTAGGCCGGAAGCTGAATGGTTCCCACGCCGCCAGCATAGCCAACGCCCCGGTAGGCTTTCGCAAGGGAACCGTACCGGGATTTTGCATACCGGACGGAAGCAAGAATATTGCTCATGGGATCATAGATGTTCTTGTTATATCCCTTTCGTGCATAAGACCGGAAAGTGGGATCAATCACCTGCATCAAGCCTTTTGACGGTGTTCCTTTTTTGGCGTTGCTGTCCCATCGGTTGATTGCTCTGGGATTGCCGCCGCTTTCCGTCTGCATCTGGAACAGCGTCCGCTTGATGTTGTCGGCAGAACTCAGCCCTTCCATCTTCAGCGCATTCGCAACGGTAGACCGCCACTGTTCAACGCCCTTGGAAGGCTCATAACCTTCAATGCTCTTGCCGCCGAACTTGTCAAACAAGCCCTTGACCCAATCCACCATAGCGGTTTTCGCTTTTCCGACAACCGCCTTGCCAACAGACAACGCATAACTGCCCATGCCCTTGTAGCTGATGAATTTGTCGATGACCTTTCCCACAAGCCCCTTGGCGTTGTCGAAGAAATCAAAGATGTCACTGATCCAGCCCCCGGAACCTTCCTTGTAGTGGAAGGTGGGGGAAGACTTGCCCATCACCTGTGCCGTCCGCTCTGCGTCCAGTACCTTCATGCCCTTCGGAGCGTTGGGGATGCCCACATTCCGCCCCTGTGGGATGAACGTCAGGCCATTGGGCATCTGCACCAGTTCAGCGCCACGCCCATCATTGACAACGGCGTTGCCGCCCGGATGACCGCCCGTGCCTTTTGCGTATGGCTTCCACGGGTCAAACTGTTTCTTGGAACCAACCTTGTCCAGCACCCAGTTTGCACCGTCAATCAGCTTGTTCACAGGCTTTGCAACGGCCTTCACAACGCCCTTCCACAAATCGGAGAAGAATCCGCTGATGCCGCTCCAACAATCGGTAACGCCGTCATACGCTTTCTTGAAGCCGCTGGTGATCTTGCTGATAACGTCCTTCACGGGAGCAGGAACCTTTTCCCACAAATCCGCAAAGAACTTCTTGACAGGCTGAACAACCTTACTGCTGAACCATCCGCTAACCGCTGACCATTTTCCTTTGATAAAGTCCCAGCATTTTCCCGCAGCTGCTTTCACCTTGTCCCAGTTCTTTACAAGGACAACGATAATGGCAATCAGCGCCGCAATGGCAAGCACGATCCATGTAATAGGACAGGCCAGCAGACCGGAGTTGACAACCAACTGGATTGCGCTCCACACCTTCATAGCAACGGTAACAACCTTGATGATTGCTGCCAGACTTCCAAGGAAGCCGATGACAAACACAAGGATATTGCTCACAGCACTGATGTGATCGCCAAGGAACTTGAACGCCTTGGACACGCCGCTGACGATTGCCTTGATGGTGTTCAGCACAGGCGCTTGTGTGCAGAAGTCAATGACATTGCCAACCAGCTTTGCAACGAACGCCGCCGCATAGGAAACAGCCGTTTTGATGCCGTTGAAGATGTTGCGGATAGCCGCCATTTTTTCCTTATCCGCTGCAAGGGCTTGGAACTTCGCCTTCAGCGCCGTGATTGCGCCGATGATCTGCCGTGCAATGGGAGCCAGCGGCCCCAGTGCGTCCACGTTCTGTGCAGCCAGTGTGAACAACTGCGAAATGAGTTGTCCCACACCCTGCGCCAGCCGTGGCAGCGTGGCCTTGATACGGGGGATCAGGTTTTGTGCAACCGTGACGATGCTGTTCACAAGATTGTCTGTAAGCTGACCGAAGTTCTGATTCGGATCAGCCATACCAGTCAGGAAGTTTGACCATGCGGATTTCATGGAATTGATACTGCCCTGAATGGTGGTGCTTGCTTCCTTGGATGTGGTTCCGGCAATGTCAAGCTTCTTCTGCACAACGCTGATTGCGTTGATGATGTTGTCGAAGGACATACTGCTTGCGTCAACCGACACGCCAAGTTCTTTCTGCGCTTCCTTCATCTTGGACGCATCCTTGATGAGCCGCTGCATTTCCTCCTTCGTGCCGCCGTAGCCAAGCTTCAGGTTGTCCAGCATCGTGTAGTTCTGCTTTGCAAAGCCCTGATACGCATTCTGGATAGATGCCATGTCAGTACCCATCTTGTTTGCGTTGTCGGACATATCAATCACAGCCCGGTTTCCGATTTCCGCAGCTTTCTTCGTGTCACCGCCCAGACCTTGCAGCAAGCTTGCTGAAAAGCCCGTGATGGTTTCCATGTAGTCATTTGCGGATAGTCCGGCAGTCTTGTATGCGTCATTTGCATACTTGACAACCGTATTGGAAGAATCCTTGAACAGCGTTTCCACGCCGCCCACAAGCTGTTCGTAATCGCCGTAGCCTTTCACGGATGCCGTTGCAAGAGCGGCAAAGCCAGCGCCAGCCGCCATGCCGATTTTCTTGATTGCGGAAACGGCTTTCTTGGCGGCGGACACAAGCCCCTTCCCAATTTTGGAACCCAGCTTTGTAATGCTGTCCGTGATCTTACTCAGGCTTGCTTTATCAATGCTCTTGATGGTCTGAACAAGCTGCCTGCCCTTGTTTGCAGCCGCCTGAAAGCCATTCTGAACACCGCCCTTGATGTTTGCCACAAAGCCCTTCACCGTGCTTTTCGCATTGGCGAAGCCGTTCTTGACGTTCGTAATCCCCTTGACTGCTTTTCCAAGGCTGATCTTGCCCACGTTTTTCAGAGCGGTAGCAAATCCCTTCGCCCCCGTCTGGCCTTCCGTCAGAACGTTCTTGATCCGGTTCATTTCATTGACCGTGTTTGTAATTTTCTGCTTGGCAGCGTCCTTCAGCGAAGTCACGAAAGCCTTTGCGTTGGGGACAATATTCCTGATTGCTGTCCAGACTGCCGAAAGACTGTTCTTCAGCGCAAGGAA